AGTCCCCCGGGGAGGTTGGATAGCGTACCTGCGTCGATTAGCTGACGGACAATACTGGTGGCGCTCTTCGCAAACCCACCGACCAAGTGAATCAGACCATAGCCATAGGCTCCAAAGCCCGGTATATAGGTGTATTGCACGAAGTGCTGTTTAGCCCGCTTCAGAGGGTCATATTCGTCCCAATTACGGCGAATTGAGAGGATTTTCTGGGTACTTTTCTCTACCGTAACGACAAAAGGTAGGGCAATTCCCGTCTCTTCCTCGGTTTCTGGGTCGATATCTTCAAACCCTTCTAAGTCGAGTTCGGTGTGAATCTCTAAAAGCCTAAATCTATCGTCGTTAATCGCACTGAATCCGTCTGCCTCATCCTTTCGAGACTGAATTTCATCTAAATCTTTGCTTGGCTCTCCAAGGTCTACGTCTCTATAGAACCCTGCATACTGCAGTTTTCTGACTTCGTTCTCGGTTTTACGCATCAAGTGCGTGACTCGTGGCGCAGTTCGCGCATCACTGGCCCCATAGGGGATGTACAAGTCTTCTGCCGGTACAAACATACTGACTTGTCTATTGAGGGAGGGGTCGAAGTAGACCTTTTTGAACGCAGCACCAGCAAGGGAGAGACTCCACAGCATCTTTTCGTGCTCTGGTCGAAACTCCTGCATCTTTTCAGTCAGCTGGTAATTCATATCCTCTGCAACGCGGGCAGCGGCCTCCTCATTCTCTCGCGTCTCTTTCCCCACAATCTTGGTCTTTACCGGACCCTGTGCAGGAAAGGTTTCTGCAATCATCTCAGCTTGGAATTTAATCGCCGCTTCCGTCAACATCGGGTGATACACCCCACAGGCACCATTCCAAGGCTCTGTTCTCTCTTCCAACTGCAGACCCAACAAATCTAGCCCATCTACATAGGTCTGTTCCCACTCTTTACGAGCGTTCTTGTCGTTGTCAAAGTCGGTGAGGAGTTCGGAGGCAAGGGAAGTGAGAGCAGACTCAGCAAGGTACTCCGCCAAATTCGCGTCGAACGAAGGCTCCTCGTCAATCTCTACCTCTACAGACTCAAGCAACTCTCCCTCTGGATCACCGATAATGATTTCAATGGGCTCTTCGTCATTGTCCTGAAGGAGCGGTGACTCCGGTAACAGAGCTTTATCGACGTTGCTAAGAGGGAGAATTGCCATGTGTTGTGTCCTATAAAATTTCGAGGAGCTTGGTGAGATAATGTTTGGCCTTTTCGTAGTCTTCCTTTGCTGGGCCTTTATCTCCAGCCCGCATTATATACTTGATCGCATTGCCCTTGTAAAAGCCGATAGCCTGTGCATGAGGCAGAGTGTCGATCACATCCCACGGCTGCACTCGTTTGTCTTTGTAGTGTGACCCACCTACTTGGTAGTCGTTAGCTTTTTTCTCTGCGCTTTCTCTTTTTTCTGTTTCTTTTACTAATTCGTTCTCTGCATCGGCGTACTCTTCTTTAATGTACTTCTCCCATGCGTTGTATTCTGCTGCTGACATTTTTGGTTTTCCCATGTGACGTGTTATTTTTTGTACTTCCAACAGGGCTTCTTCTAAATTCATTCTCTCCTCCTAGTAATAAGCTGCTAATTTTCTATATCGCCAACTGTCGGCTTCATCATCTTCGTCGTGTTTGGTTCTTACCATCCCTCCTTTTCGGATACGATTGAGGGCTTGGCTCAGGGTGTCTACGTAGTCGTCGTGGCGTCCGTTTGGAAAACTCGCTGTCTCTTCAATCACGTCCTCAGCCCAACGCCTGTCGGGTGCCCACACCTTGCCGGAAGCGAATACGTCTACGATAGCATTGAGGCGGGCTATTTTGTCGTTACCTCTTGAGGGCGTGAACTCCTGCACGGGGATACCCATCTTTCTTAGTTCGTATATTAAGGGTCCACCACTGGCCTTTTTTTCTATGATTACGCTGTCAGGCTCATGCTCTTTATATAGCTCCAATGCCTTTGCCTTCAACTCTGGGAACTCCAGCTTACCTCGCCACGCGTCCAGAAGAATGACGCACTCTTCCATCTCTTCTTCGTTGTACCACACTCCCCACAGCGTCATAGCACTATAGTCTGCCGTCTGCTTGGCTTCAAAGGCACAGTCGAAACTCATCAACGTGTACTCGCACTTTGGAGGCTTATCCTTTTTCCATGTGTTCCACATGTCCCGCTTGATGATCGCGGTTTCGTCACTGGTGGGGTTCTGTTGGTACTGCGCCTGCCATTTGCCCGCAGGGAGTTCCGCTTTAATTGCCTCTAACTCTTTAATGCTCCAGAACTCCGGCCAGAGAGATTTGCCTGACGGCATAATCGCGGGAAACTCAAACACCTCCCACTGATCTGTACCTTTTTTGTTCTGTGAGTTTTCCAGAATCTGCCCTGTGAGGTCACGGAGTGACCAGCGAGTTTGTACGATGATGATGGCCCCACCCGGCTGCAGACGCTGCCGAACACCTGATGTATACCAATCGTAAACTTTATCGTACACACCGGGATTAAAAATAGCTGTTAGCGCCTCGGCTTCAGTATGTGGGTCGTCAATAATGGCAATGTCAGCACCTCGCCCTGCTAGCGCTGCACCGATACCGCAAGCGTAGTATTCCCCGTTGTAATTTGTATTCCATCGCCCTGCTGCCTTGGAATCTGAGCGAAGCTCCACTTCGGGAAATATGGAACGATACTCTTCAGTATCCAGCAGATTTCGCACTTTTCTACCAAATCCTTCCGCCAACTCCCCCGTGTTCGACACCTGCATGATCTTCTTCTTAGGAAACTTACCTAGGAACCATGCCGGGAACAGATAAGACGCAAACTCAGATTTGGTATGACGCGGAGCGAGGTTGATGATGATTCGCTTCTTCTTACCTTCGGCAATGTCATTAAACAGCTTGGCAATTCTTCTGTGATGAGCACCTTCGATAAAGTCTGGCCACTGCGTTTTGACGAAAAAAAGAAAATCTCCTTGTGCGGTGTCCCTTGTCTTCCTCTTCTCTATCTCCTCTACAAGCCGTAGTAGCTCGATTTTTTCTGCGGGGCTGGCGAGCGCCAAGGCTTCCTGCATTTCTGTCTCGTCTATCACTCGGCTTCGCTCCACTCTGCTTCGATAGGCTCTTCTTCGACGGGTAGGTTCTTCTTACTTATTATCTGCTGCAGTTTCTGCGCTAGCGTTGCTTCGAGTTCGATGGTGGAGTGTGTGTTGATATTTATCTCCTGCACGTCTGTGTGCAGGCCCACGATATTGGTTCTTGCCAGTGCGTCTAACGCGGGCTTACTTACCTTTGGATCGGCATCTTTGGTCATCGTGAAATATTGCTTCATGATGTAATTCTGCCATTGCTCCTTCGTGACCGGCATGGGGCCATTGTACGTTTCGAGTTGTTTTTGTATGGCACGAAGCGCTGGAGCCGAAGGTGGATTGTTGATGATATCTGCATTGTCCGGGTTTTTCTTTGCCTCTCGCACCCACTCTTTCTCTTGGCGTGTTAACACGCGATCTGGTTCAGGGGGCAAGAACAGAGCGGCACTTGGCGGAACGTCCAAGAACTCTAAGATAATATCAAACGACAGCAGATAGGCATCTGCCTCGGGATGGTCACGCAGTAGATCAAAATCTTCCATATATCAGCAGGTATGAGAACCAGAGGCGCTAAAATATCACAACAAAAAAATAAAGGCAAGGGGAGGTAGGGACTCCTTCGCTAGAAAAATTTCCCTTCAGGGGGTGGGGTTATTCGATGTCACTTTTTGCAAAAATTTTGGCATTTGCGGCTATGGAACATAGTCTACATACACCACGGGACTCCTATCCACACAGCGGGGGCTCCGGGTACGGTGGGGTATCGTTTGCGACTTTGTTCAGCCCTATTCCCTTGTAAATCAATCACTTACGTTGACTTCATCGCTAGAAGTATGGTATAATATAAGTATTAAATACCTTTAAAGGCGCTTCGATTTTTGGACGGTCTAGAAAATACTGGGTTGACAATCGAAAAAAGTTAGTGATATTCTATGGCCACGCTGGAAAACCAGCCACCGAACCGCGTCGGTTACGCGGGTTTTGATTGAGAGACACAAGCATGAACGCACAAGTAAAAGAACTTTCCCCCGTTGAGGCTTTCGTTACCGATTGTCTCGCATACTCTGGCAATGCTGTAAGGATTGCCGCGCTCAAGGAGGAACAGGCGGGTTTAGTATCGGCAAACAGTGAATTGAGAAAGGCTATCGTGCCGTTCTTCAAGGAACACAAGGATGACAAATGGACAAAGTTGGGCAAGGATATAAAGGCGGCGATTATCGCCGCTGAGGTGAAAGATGTTGATGGACTGCTTGGCGTACTGAAAACAAGTTTCGAGTACAAAATTCTACCTACTGAGCAAAACGCTGACAGACTGCGCAAGCGTGAGACGTGGATTTCATGGTCCGGGGTTGTCGTGCCTAACACCTATGGAAAGGTGCATAAACCTAAAGAAGAAACTCCTAGCCCACAGACGGATGCGGCACCCACACCACCGGCAAAGTTGGAGGCCTTTCAAAAGGCTGTGGATAGTCTAATCCCACCCATCGTACAAGAACCCTCCAAAGCGGCCTCTGCAAAGCCCGTAGCGGCGCAAAAGGATGCGGTCAAGGGTGAGATAGTGAGGCCCAATGTAGCGGGCGATAGTGAGCCTCCCATTAGCCCTAGGGAGCACTGCACCATTTTGCTAGATCAGCTCTTCAAGAACGACGCTTTTCGTAGTGAGTTCGCGCCTATTCTGGCAATGTGCTTAGATTCTAGCGTCGCCATAGTGACACGTTGTTTGGTTGAGGCCCGCGACGTGATGTTAAACGGCAAGGGGGGCAAGGCATGAGCGATGAAGTCAAGGCATATCTAGTTTTCCTGTTGCTGTTGCTAGCATCAGGTCTGTAACCCATCAAGCCCCGCTGGAGCGGGGCTTTTTTGCGCCCGAAGGTTTTCGACGTCTAAATTTTTGAAGCCAGTTTTCTTTCTACGGAACTAGGCCGAAGGGCTGGGGAGGGGCACGGGTCGGGAGGGGGAGGAGAAAAAATCTTAATTGGTTTTTTGGTTGGGGATTTTTATTTTCTAATTTTTCTTTTGTTATTGTTATTATTATTATTATGTTAGTTATGTCAGGATTAGCTCCCCAAGTGATGATTCCTCGGGTGTCCATTTTTCGTAGCGTTCTATACTATTAGAGTTAAATCTGGTATAACTAACGTAATAATACTAACTAACATAACGCTCTCTCCACAACCCGCGTCGCTCCTGACATTAGCCTTTCCTAATACACCAATCCCGCCCCAATTTTCCTCCTCACTTTCATAATATGTTATGATTGTGTTTTGCGCTTCTTGTTTGTTATTTTCCTTGACACTCCAATTTTTTTGCTGTACCCTTCCCCAACCTTCAAACAAACAGGAGGCCCAAAACACTTTCATAACATTATGATTATTACACCCATTTTTCAACACAAATAACGGAGCTAACAATGACCCACCAACCAGACGAAAATGCCAAACTCCACACCCTCGCACAAGCCCTTGTGCCCCTCCTCACTCCTTATATAGAAGCGGCGATGTTGAAATTTTTAGACGCGTCTAAAAATGAGGAAAAGCACCCAAAAACCACAACTCCTATCAATCATAGTTTGTACCTACCAGAAATAGACATGTTCATCCATGCCGGTATGTTGAACGGGGATTTCAGGCGTTGTGGTTTTTCGCGTACAAAGAAGCTAAATTTGGAAGCTGTACCGCGTGGAGTGAGTCCTGTTGGATTGTTCGTAGAAGGTAGCAACAATGACGCCCTTCAGTATTACATTGTCCCCTGCCCATCGCTCAAAAAGTGGGTGAACGCACCTTACGATGTCAAATATACGTGGGACTACAGAGTTTACAAAGAGTCATACTCTCGGTACATGGCGGGCGTTATCGACGCGGCGAGGGGCAATGCCCCAGCAAAAAACAATCTCCGAGTGCGAGACATTGGGTGGAGAGACAGCAACGGGCTAACCCCCCTGCCACAAGCCATCATAGACAATACCCGTGCTTATTGGGGCACCATGCCAGAGGATGGGGGGAGCCATATCGTAACAAAGACAACCATGATGGAGGTGCTGGACAAGTTCGAGGCGGGGATACTAATACCGGGGCAAGTGCCGTGGAAGATAGACGTAACACAAACAGGAGCACATATAGAACGAAGCATGTACAGCGTAGAGACAACGGATTTATACCAACCCATGAAAATAAGTTTGATGAAAGGAGTATGATATGAAGAAAGAGCTAACACAGGCGTATCTACATTCAGTGCTGGACTATGACGAGTACACCGGAGAGTTCCGCTGGGCACAGGACGACAGAAGTCACGGTAGAGAGCGCGGGGATATCGCAGGTAAGGAGAATGCCAAAGGGGGTGTCTTTATAAATTTGTGTGGAGGAACACATGCCGCACACAAGCTGGCATGGCTATGGTACTACGGAGCCCCTGTGCCAAAACGAATCACGCACATAAACAAAATACCTTATGACAATCGCATAAATAACTTAGACGCCAGCGGCTACGACTGGTGACTTGACAAAGATAGGAAAAACATATATAATATATACCATGAAGTGAAGGAAGAAAGGCCAAGGACGGCACATATTTAGACGGTCTAAAAAGCCGTTGGCTTGACAAAAGGTAGAAAAAAGGTATATAATATATACCAAGTCGAGAAGACAGGGCGCTGCACCCCATGCAGTAGACACAGACCGACAAATTAGACGGTCTAAAAACGGAGAGATAAGATGAGCAAGTTAGATGCAGTTGAGTGCCTGTTGAGCGATGCGCGTGGGCAGTATATCCCCCGTGACTTTGTTGCTAATTGTGACATTACCGAGTGGAGCATAGACCCTGAGTCTTGGGCGGCTAACACCTGTGCAGAAGGACCAGACAACCATGACTATTGGGAAGCATGGGACCAGATACTCAATAAGGCGGAGTATAGAGAGGGCGAGTACGTCTGGAGGCTGTACCAAGATGGCGACTTGTGGGCGCTGTGCGACGAGCTTATGAGTGATGAAGAGAAACAGAACTTTGGGTTTGAGGAGTAAGGCAATGGCTATTGTAGACAGAATTTATTTCCCTTTTTGTGTTGAAAAGCCCGTGCGGTATGCCAACGCCTCCGGCTATGGTAGAAGAATCCCAACACGGTACATGGTGAAACTCAACAATAGACTGCGGCGTGTGTATGCCCCGTGCTTTGGCAATGCCTGCACATGCTATATAGAGCAGGGCAAGGACTGGATCGTAGTAGAACTATAGGAGAAGAACAATGAAACACACAATGAAAAGAATAAACAAACAAAGTGCTTGGGAAGTGACCTATGAGAACGGCGCACAGTTCCTTCAATCATATAGCACACCTGTGGCAGGCTATATCCCCGGCTTGGGGTTCATTGAGACAGATAGAAAGTGGAGCGTCACAACGAGTAAGCACATCACCCAGTGGAAGAAGAGGATGGGCTATCCATTGACGGCGCGTGTGCCACAGGAAGAGCTTAACAACTGGCTTCAAAAATTAGACGGTCTAAAAATGGAGGAGGCACAATGAACATGACAAGAGCAGAAGTACGTTTTTATTCTCGGCTCGACCCACGCGACCCAGACTATCTGGACATTGAGGAGGAGCAGGGCGAACCCGATCATCCTACCATTCGTATGCTGGTTGAAGCGGGCAATGCAGACGAGGAAGTAATGGAAGTGTACGCTGGCATTTGGGCTGACCACGCAGACTACATAATGACCGAGGCAGAGAAAAGAGGAGAATTGTAATGCGAGCATACATAGGCATAGAAGAGAAGGAGTGCTATGTGAAGGGCGAGTTCATCTATGGGGAGCCGTACATAATAAAGGTGGTAGACATGAAAACCATGCAGGACATACGCGGCTACTTAGACGTTGCTGTGCTGGATAGGCTGGCAAGCGACTGGGCCTTGGCACAGGAAGAAGATAGCGTAGAATAACAAAAGGGCGTAAGGCGTGAGTGGCCCACTTGCTGAATAACCACGTCATCTACGGATTGGGACTTTGCGGCTCCATGCCCCTCTCTCACCCGATGCCGTAGACCTTGGG